TCAAACTGTCGCAGTTCATCTTCAGGCAAGTTGTCACAGATATACATAAAATCCGTTAAGCTCGGCTGTGCGAGGGTGACGCTATTCTGTTTTGACTTTTTCATTTTTATGTTCCTATGTCTTCTAGGTAAAGGATCACGCCTGACCATTCCCACGCGGTACTTTGATCCGCAGAAAATTCGAGACGCAGTTGGAAACTTGGAGCCGTTATCGGCATGGGTACGATAGTACCCGGAAGTGTGTCACCGGCTGAGAGCACGTAAGCATCAGTCACTTGTGTGTCGTCGCTCTGGTTGTAACCGAACTGTACAGTGACAGCGCCGGTCGCAACGAGGTCGAAACCGATCATCTGTTTGTCGCCGCCGAATCGACCGAAGTCGAGATACGGCCACCAAATGCGGCCAACAAAAGCTGTGCCGGAAGATGCAGGATCACCGACTTGACCGTCGCGCTCTGCAAGCTCACTGACACGCCATATCTTTTCGCCCGAACGCAGTAGCAAATCTTCGTCCAGAATTGTCCAGTCGTCGATGTCACTGGGGAACACGTAGCGGCTCCACGACATGTCGCTCTTGCCGCCGTTCATTGTCAGGACGAATGCCTCGTCGCCGAAGATGAGCCAGTATTGTCCGGCGCCCGGATAGTAAAGAGAAATTGGAGTCTCGCCCGCGACCAACTTAGCTTTCACCAAGGGGTCAATCTGCTTGCCGAATGAGCCGGCCTGCAAGTTGGTTGACGCGCCGGCAATGCCCATGCTGCGTATGCCAACTTCAGTCAGGAACACTAGATCGTTGCTGACGGGCTGTATCGACTTGTCGGCAGACGTTGGAATACCAACCGGGACAGCGTCCAAGATGGCGAAGTTTGCCGGGTCTTCATCAACCTGCCACATCTGGAAACCCTTCGAGTTGAAGGCGACCAAGTTGCTGCGGTACAGACCCAGTGCGGACACATCCTGCGAGCCATACGTGTTCAGCCCAAACGGGATGTAGCCGGCGTCATTAGCGGTTGACCAGTCCAACGGATTGATCGTCGCAGAGTATGCGATGATGTCGCCGTCACCTGAGAATATCTTGCTCGCAGTGATCGCGACAGTTTTTGTATTCGGACATCTTTCGTCTTCTATGCGTCGCGTGTCTGCCACCCATGAAATCGTATTGTCCGCAACCTCGCCACCGATAGTAGCCGGCCAAGTTGGCTCGGATGCACCGCTAACTAAAATTGGGAATGCTTGCCACTGAACGCGGTTGGCTGGTACGCCTTCCCACGTCACTTCGTTATCTTGAACCGTGTTACCAACGATAGTCGGCCAAGTCGGCTCGAAGCTGTCACTAAAACCTGGGTCTGCCTGTGTCGCCTTGAATAGTAAGGCAGAAATCGTGACCGGGTTTGTGTGGCTGATCGTAGCGTTGTCGAAACGTACCTCATCACCCGAACCGGAAACAGAAACTATAACCGTACAAGTTGCCGCACCGTCAGGCGCTAAACCTGATGCAGCGACACGTCGGTAAGCACCGGCAAGCGTAACTGGGTTGGCAGTCCAGCTTATACTCAACAGCGCGCCGCCTGAAGCGTACCAACCGATACCCACATGCGCGGAATAGGCGCCTGTGATTTTCGCGAAAGCCTGCCCAGATACTAGCTGACCCGGAGTCACGGCAAGTCGCGCGTCGTTCTCCATGTAGCTGCTATCTCGTGAGGCTTGCGACGCACCGAATTGCAAGTCTTGGAAGTACGCGGCGTGTGTGCCTACTGTACGCTCGGTCCAAGTGTCACCATCTGGTGACGTGTACATCGTGCCGTCTGCGCCGCCGTTATTCCACGACGCGACGCAGTTTCCAGACTTCGCATCAAAGTAAACAGCGTGGAAACTTCTGCTGTCGTCTGCGACTGAATTTGACCAGTTCGCGCCGTCGTCGTCTGAGTATTCGCAGCCTGTGGCGCCCACATGCACAAGTCGGTCGAGCGATGGAATATAAGTCATCGAACTGACGAGCCCAATCTGATTCATTGCGCCGCGTTCAGTCCAGATCGCACCGTCTGGCGAAGTCGCGAAGTTACCTGCTGCGCTTCTTTGCAGTGTAAAGAGCCCCAACCCGTCGAACCAATTCACGTTTGCCCCGGCGAACGGTGTGGCTTTCTCTGACCAAGTAACGCCACCGTCGTCTGAGTAGTTAATAAAGGCGCCATCTGCACCATCAGTAATAAGAATGTTACCTGTGGGATCGTAAGCAACTGACGCGGGAGTCGTGTCGATAGTTGCTATTTGCGACCACGATTCGGCGTCTGTTGACTCCCACAGCTTTGTGTTTTCGCCTGCGATGAACTTGGCTAGTCCGGGTATGTAGTCCATGAATCGTGTGCTTGACATGCCGCCAGACTGATTCACTTCGGCCCAATTTGCGCCGCTATCGGTGCTCTTATAAAGCGCGCCTGTAATCAGCAAGTCAGATGCGTACCACGTACCTGTAACCGGGTTGTGCGTGATGCGACACGCTGAATTCAGGTAGCCCCACGGTGGCGATGAAGCCCCGAAGTCTGTGTCGGTAACTGTCCACGACACGCCACCATCGGACGACACGCCGACGTTATCGGTAAAGCCACCGCCACCACTGATTGCCATAGTGATGCCGGCTGAATACTTCGCAGCCCACGTTCCGGCGTACGCGTCTGACTGCAAAATCTGCCACGACGCAGACGCAGTGTCCCAACCTGTGTCGCCACCCTCAAACGTCGCGTTGTCCATAGCGCTCTGCGTTATGGGGTCAGTGATCCTCGGCTGAACTATGTCGCCGGGCGCGTAGAGTTTACCGGGTTGCCATTGGTCAGTCATAACTTATTGCCACGCATATCGCCCGTCTTCCGTGTTTTCAGGCACAGACGGGATTGTGGGGGTTGGCGGCGTCGCGTCTGGCACTTGACTCGTACCATCCGTGTCTTCGGTTACTGTTGCGCCTGCGTCAGTCGGCCAATCTGGTTCAATGTCGCCAGAACGCGGCTCGTCGCCGATAACTGTGATGACCTTATAATAGTATCCGTTATAAGTAGTCGGTTCGATGATGTCGTCCACTGCACGCGGCGCAGCCGGCGTCCACGACGGGTACGGGTTGCCAAGACGTGTCGCCTTGTACGCAAAACCGTCTGCCGTTGTTGGCGACACTAACTCGTGAAGATCGTACTCGTTGTTCGCTACCCAGTCGCTAGCGGAGCGGACCCAGTAATGATAAATGCCGCCGTCAGAAAATTCGGCGACAACGTAAAGCGCGCCCATGAACGGTTCGGCAAAGTGTATTGCTGTTATCGCGAGGTCGCCGTCAGGAGACTTCAGGATGTCCAGCACGTAACCTGACGGGATACTAGAGACAAGGTCTTCGGCGAACACATGCAAGTTACCCTCGAACGCCACCAATCCGATTGTGCCGGCTGGCAGTGTCTCGGTCAAAAACGTGCCGGGCCGCACCTTGACGGTTCGAGCCGCCGTGATGTAGCCGTTGAGCAAGTCGTAGAGAGTATCCTTGAGTGCGGCACCCTTGGTGCGCAGTCGCGTGATGCCCCCCTTAACCGTTGTGAGGACTTCACGTCGCATTAGATGAATGTCTCCATCTGCGGTCGCGTCAGCACGGGTTGCGGTACAAACTTGGGAATGTATCGCGCTGTACCGTGTGCGCCGGCATTGATTGCTTTCAGGTAGGAAGTAACCTGCGTCAAAATAGACTGCGCGTCGCGCTGTCCGTAGTGAGCTTTGGCGTTCCCCAGTGCTAGCATGAAGACCAGCTCAGAGTCGAGCGTCGTTGTGTCGGAAGCGTCCGCGAACGCCATCAGTCCGAACTTACCTTTAATGCGCAGCTTGTACGTGGACGAATCAGGCGCCGGGAATATCTCAATGCCCTGTCGAATCTCGTACGAGTCCGGGCGTCCCTGAGTCGTGTTTGTGTAACGCGTCGGATGAATGCCCTCTGACATTTCGATCCAAGCATCGTTGTCGTCTTGGAAGCCAACCCATGTCGGCGGCTTGTAATCACTCAGCACTTTCGTACACATGTTGGCGCCGGAATCTTGCTCGTCGTTGTCCGTGATGTCGTAGTATCGCGTGCCGGCTGTCAGCGTCCAAGTGAAGAAGCGCTCAGTATGGAGCGCAGTATTTTGTGCGTACAAAACGCGCTGTGCGTTCTGCAAGAAATCAGTGAGAAGGGCTGACATGCCGGGCGGGTAGTTTGAGACTTGTGCAGCGTACCCGAGCCGGATCATCATGCGATCACGTAAGCTCGTCAGCGTCGCTGTTGGCAGACCGTCTGCACAAACATGGTTGAAATCTGGCATGTCTTCCCTCTCTTAAAAAAGGGCCGGGATTAGCCGGCCCAAGCATCACCTACATTTCGCACTTGCGGAGAACCGTTAAATCAGTTCGGCAATCACAGCGTCGGGCTCAAGGCCAAGCGCTTCGCCAGCGACAGCGTTGTTCGCTGCGGCGGCTTCACTTGATATGCCTTTGGCGCCCTTCTCTTGCGTGGCTGCCTCAATAGCTTTCTGAAGTGCAGCAACTCCCGGTCCAAACTGTCCATACACCAACGTGATGAACGGGGGGCTTTCTTCAGTTTCGCCTTTGTATCTTTCCGACAGACGAACGAATTCGTCGGCGGCATCGGGAGCGACGCGATCTTCAAGCACCGTCTCGCTCACGAACGTAACATTTTCACCGTGAACAGCCTGTAAAACAGGTGACTCCCATGCGGCAACTTCGACGCGGGTTTGAGTCAGTTCGGATGTGCGAATGTCGAGTTTTTGGAATAGAATTCCCATTTTATTTATACCTCGAATTGTGAAAAGTATGGCGGGCCACAATGACCCGCCACAGGTCTTTCAAACTGATCTTAATTACCGATCAGGTAAACGTTTGCGAAGCCGTCAGATGCCGTCACTTCGTCAGTTCGCACACGGACGTACCGTGGCAATTTGACTTCCTTCAGGACGAAACCTAACTGCGTTGACTCAGCCAGCTCAGTCCATGAGTCTGACGTTGTCTCTCGGCCTTCGAGAGCAACTTCAGGCGGGACTGCGGAACTTGCAGCCAAGATACCGACTTGGATGCACGCAACTACCGTGTATCCCGGTTGGAACGGAGCTGGAATTCCTGATGCGGCCAAATCTATAGCGGTCGCTTCAGCGGCATCGGCACTGACCCAGTCAAGGTCAAGATTTTCTGCAATGACTTTAATTTTCATGGCAATTTCCTCGTTATGGGTTAATGGCTTACGAGCCGGTCACAGTCAAAAGACCGTGTGCTCTGCGCTTGCCCGTTGTAAGAGCGGCGCGTGCCGTGGTTGCCCAGTAGTTGACGTACCTGTCATACACACGGGGCGGGCGTCTCGAAACCATCCAATGACCTTTAATCGGTCGCAACTGGATGTGGCGAGTGTTAAGGAAATAGCACCTGCTATCCCATTCCTGCGTCGGAGAGTCGGCAGCTTCCAGAACATCAAAAACTGGGTCCCAGATTATTTCGACACCCTTGAAGAACAGGCCGGTCTTTGTACCGCTACCGATACCACCGTCAAGTTCAACAGCTCCCGGCCCAGACACAGTCTGTTGCCGAACGATACCACCAGTCACGCCGGCAGTAATCAGAGCCTTCCGATACGCGGTGACGAACACGTCGCCAGCGAGCAGGAAGTTAGGAGCCTGTCCACCGTACCGGATGCACTCCCGCCAGACTGATTCCATTCCGGCGATAAGGTTCGCGATGGAAAGGTTCAAGCTGACTTGATTACGCCAGTAAGACTTGGCAGATGCGTCGATGCCGCCGACTGTTCCCGTTGTGGGATCGACTGCGACGAGCGCGTCCAGACCAGCGATGTCCGTGCTGGATGCTGTGCCGTCTCGGTGAAGCTGAAGGTCGAAGCCTTCTTGGAAACCGAGTTTCAGCGTTTCCATATTCTCCGACAGGAGATTGGTTAGCTGAACTTTCTCGGAACCGGAAGGTTTCGCGTTACGGTCATCAGTCATAGTGATGCCGTTCTGAACCAACTCATCTTCGTTCAGACCGAAGCCGTCATGGAATGCACCATAGGCGTACTTCGCTTGGTTAAGCGTTCTCTTACGGTTGTAAGAAACTTGGCTGTCACCAAAGAAACTTCCGAAGTTGGAATCGTTTGATTCTCGAATCTGCTCGGTCACGTACTGAAGGCCACCGGCATATTCTTTCCGGTTGCCGACGAGTTTCTCGAACAGCGGACGAGCCGTATTGATCTGGTCAATAGGATCGTTCTTCAGGTAAAAGTCGATTGCGGCCTTACCTGCATAGGCCAATTGCTCGGCGTTAAATGGCATGATTGCGTCCTCTTAGGTTAAAAACAATATGTCTCTTGCCCTAAGCCCTGCGATGCCAGATTACGCAGTTGCCGGTGACG